AGATAATCTCTTAGATGCAGTAGCATACATTCAAGGTTTAGATAATTACGAAAACGGAAAATAAATGAAAGTACAGGTAAGAAGAACCGAGTATCGATATATTGCCGAAGCAACTCCTATCGTAACGCTAGACACTGAAAAATTCCCTAATTATAAAGGAGCAACCGAAGAAGAATTCGTTCAATACTTAGCAGAAAACTATTGGGAGCTGGAAGGAATGGACGAATTAGTAGGAACTGATATCGGGGTAAATGACGAAGAAACTCATAACGCATTAGGAGATTTGGTCTATTCCGAAATGGACGTATATTCTGATTCATCTGAAAAAGGATATGAAGGAGAAATACAAATAGGAGAAGAAGACCAATCATACAGAAAACATGGAGGATTTAACATAAAACACGGATCACAAATATGAAAATAGCATTAGTATTAGCAAAAGGAGTTGAAGGTTGTGGACTCACAAGACACACGATCGAATTTTATAATTGGCTTATAAAAGAAGGCCATGATGCCACGATTTATGCAGCGGTAGAAAAGAAATGGCCTCGCCATAAAACTACAGATATCGTTTGTACTGAATTTAAAAGAAAGGATATTCCTAATATTGCTAAAGAACTTGAAAAGAGCGATGTAGTATATTACACATCATATCCACATAAATCAGTAGGAGATGAATTCAACGAAGACTTTATTGAACATTGTATTTATGGTTTAGAAAATCCTATTAAAATAGGAAACTGCCTAGATCATAACACTGCAAACTTAGCAAAGAATTATAAGTATTGGGAAATCATGAAATCAATGGACGCTATGTTCAACTATTCTGCAAGATCTAATTTTGCAAATAAATTAAGAGAACATGCACCTGATACTCCATTAATTGAAATGAATCTTAATCCTTATGACTATGATGCATGGTCTAATATTGTGGTTCCAGTTGAAGAACAAGAAAGAAGAACCACATACTTCGGAAGATTCGCTGGATTTAAAGATCCTTTTAGAATGTTCGATATTATGGAACTATTGAAAGGTAATAATTTCGTAACAGAATGTAGAGGAGTTGAAAGATCTATTGGAGCTCTTCCTATGTTTTTACAAGAAGATAGAAAAACTCTAAGAGAAGATATCTTTGAAGTTCATGAAATTAAAAACCCTGTTACATATCCACAAGTCGAAGACAGAATGTATATGTATGGGCCTTATAATTTAGCAGAAGGAATGGCAGAACTTGGAAAATCAATGTTTGGTGCAGAATTCTTTAACTTACCAGAAAGACTTTATGGTTCAATGATTGAATACGCAATGTGTGAAGTTATTGCAGCGGGAACTATACCGTTATTTGACAAACACTGGGGAACTCACGTTATTCACAGAACAGAAGGAGTTCCTTTCATAGAACTTGAAGATTTTGCAATCTTCGTAGACAAAGAAGATATTGCAGCTTCTATTCCACAGATTTTAGAATTAGCAAACAATAACGAAAGAAGAGAAGAGTTTAGAAAAAACTCTTTAAGATTAGCTAAATTACACAACGCACCAGAAGTTGTTAACAATGATCTCTTTGAAGCTATTAACAATGTTAATAAAAGATCAGTAGAAAAACCAGTAGAATTAAAAACAGATTCATTATTTTAAGTAGAATAATAAGTAACATTAAAAAGTAGCGAAAAATGGCAAACATTGACAACGAATGTAAAGATCTAGAAGTAAAAGATTTTTACGACCAATCAACAACACACTTAGCAGATATCATGGAAAACCAAAAGAAGATGCAAGAGCAGACTTATGGTTTAAACTTTGATGATATGACAATCCGAGAAATTATGGATTTCTGGCACTGTAACACACATGCAGTAGTTGACGAAATTCATGAAATGACAGATGCTCTAGGTGGTATTAAAGACGGAAGCGGTAATGCAGTATGGAAATACTGGAAAAAAGACTTCACTAAGTATGATAAGTTAAAAATTTCTGACATGTCCGAAGGCGACAAAAAAGAATTGTATATGGAATGGGTAGACATTCTACACTTCTTTATTAATTACGCCGCTTCAATTGGGCTAGATGCTAAAACAGCATACAACTACTACTTCGCAAAAGCAGAAGAGAATGTTAACCGTCAGAAAAATAACTATTAATGATATTAGATATTGAACAGAGAGACAGGGATGTTATCATCTCTTACTACGACACCGAAGGTAAAGTAGCATTTAAACAATATCCAATTTCACAGTATCAGAACTGGTATGTATGTAATGATAATGATAAAGGCAGAAGTCTAGATCATAAAAACTGGGATGGCAGATCAGTCAAACTAGGAAGTGCAAGAAGATATAATAAGTTTTCTTTAACTTATTTCTTAGATTCATTACCCGCAAAGGATAAAGAAGAAATCTTTGCATACAATATGCCTAAAACGTATTTTGTCGATATTGAAACTGAAATCATAGATGGCTTTCCAAAAGCTGAAGAAGCTAAAAGTAGAATCCTATCATTTTCTATAATTACACCAGAACATAAAGCTATTGTATTAGGATTGGAAGATATGGATTCTAAAAGCATCCAAAAAATTGAAGACGATACTAATAAGTATTTCAAAGACTTTGATCAGGATTGGGAATTCAAATATCAGAAATTCGAGTCAGAATATGACATGGTCTATACGTTCTTAATGAAGTTCCTACCTAAGTTTCCAATGATGACAGGCTGGAACTTTATTAATTATGATTGGCAGTATATTGTAAACAGATGTAAAAGATTACAAATTGATATTGCTGAAGTTTCTATGACACAATCTTTGGATAGAAATGACAGCAGACCCTTACATATTGGAATTTTAGATTACATGCAATTATATGATAAGTATGATAGAAGTGTAAAGGTAAAAGAATCTAATGCACTTGATTATGTCTCAGGTCAAGTTCTTAATGTTAACAAGATTAAATTTACAGGATCTCTACAGGATTTATATAGGGATGATTTTGTAAAATACATTTACTACAATGTAGTCGATTCCGTATTGGTTTATTATATAGATCAAAAGTTGAAATCGATGGAAGTTCTTTTAACCTTGGCAAACATCACAAAGATGCCTCTATATAAAGCAGCATCGCCAGTGGCAGTTACAGAATCTCTGATTGCACGAAAATTATCAGAAGAAGGTAAACGAATTGGATCTGAAAAGAAGGAAGACAGTGAAAAGAATGCACAATATGCCGGTGCTTATGTAAAAGAACCCATTACTGGATATTATGCAGGTGTAAGTGCATTTGACTTTGCATCACTATATCCTTCTATAATGAGACAATTTAATATTTCACCTGACGCCTTTGTTGAAAAGGTAGCAAAGCATGAAGTCGCTGAGCGAAGAAAGGATAAAGAAGTAATCGTTTGTGAAAACGGAGTAGTTTATAAACAAGAGACTTCAATGTTAAAGAAAATTCTAGGAGATTTATATGATCAGCGTAAAGATTATAAACAAACCTCATACGAATATTTCACTAAAGCCGACAGACTTAAAAAAAGATTAAGATAATCTTTTTGTCTCGAGAGGCAGTCCATTATTCTACATGAATATATAGACTACTAACGAGACCAATCTGTTACCAGTTGGTCTTTTGTAGACTTTAGGAACTAGTTAAAAAATTTAAGAAAACATAATTTATGAAACCATCAATATTTAAAGAAAGAATAGAATACAAACCGTTTGAATACCCAGTATATTATACTGAAGGATGGTTAAAACAAGCACAAGCGTTTTGGTTACATACCGAAATTTCAATGCAAGGCGATGTCAAGGATTGGAATGAAACACTTACAGATTCTGAAAAAAATTTAGTTGGAAATATTCTTTTGGGGTTTGCACAAACTGAATGTGCAGTTTCAGATTATTGGACGGGAATGGTTACTAATTGGTTTCCTAAATGGGAAATCAAACACATGGCAATGTTGTTTGGCTCTCAAGAAACTATTCACGCAACTGCTTATTCTTATTTAAATGAAACGTTAGGTCTTGAAGATTTTGAAGCATTCTTACATGAACCAACAACTGCAGAAAGATTCGATTATTTAATGAATACTGAAGCGGAATATACCCATGAAGATCTTTTAGAAAATCCAACTGCTAGGAAGGACGTTGCTAGATCTTTAGCTATATTCAGTGCATTTGGAGAAGGAGTTGCGTTATACTCTTCTTTTGCAGTTCTTTATTCTTTTCAAATGAGAAATAAGCTTAAGGGAATCGGACAGCAAATGAAATGGTCAGTAAGAGATGAATCTTTGCATTCAAAAATGGGATGTCAACTATTTAATCACATGTGCGAAGAATATAGCGAACTTAGAGACTCGGTTAAATCTGACGTAGAAGAGGCTGCTAAATTGATGGTTGAAATGGAAATCAAATTTATTGATAAGATGTTTGAGATGGGAGATTTAGAAAATCTTAAGAAAGAAGATCTTAAGGAATTTATTAAGAAAAGAGCTAATGAAAAATTAGCAGAACTGGGATACGAGCCGTCTATAGAATACGATAAAGAAAGTGCTTCTAAATTAGACTGGTTTTATCACTTAACTGGAGGACACACTCACACTGATTTCTTCGCAGTAAGACCTACCGATTATTCTAAGGCAGGTGAAAATGAAAACTGGGATGAAGATGATTTATTTTCATAATAGATCCAGGCTAACACAATAAAACAAATATATGATGATAAGAAACTACAGTGACGCACCAAACCCCGAATACAACGAAAAGGGAAGAGAGACAAACTTCGGAGAGACTGAGGGATGGAAATTAGGAGTGGACTTTCCAGTATGGGCTAATACAGAGGTTTATGTAAAAACTGTTTCCAAAGGATATTTACTAGAAGGAGAAACTCCGAAAGATGCATACTGGAGAGTATCAACGACAGTTGCACAAAGACTACAAAAACCAGAGCTAGCTAGTAAGTTTTTTGATTATATGTGGAAAGGATGGTTAAATCTAGCAACTCCGGTATTTTCAAATACAGGTTCAGAAAGAGGGCTACCTATCTCATGTTTTGGTATCGATGTAGCAGACTCAATCCACGATATAGGTTCAAAAAATTTAGAACTAATGCTACTTGCAAAGCATGGTGGTGGAGTCGGTATAGGAGTAAATCAAATAAGACCAGCCGGGGCGGTTATTTCACAAAACGGAACATCAGATGGTGTAGTTCCTTTTATCAAAATATATGATTCTACTATTTTAGCAACTAATCAAGGTTCAGTTAGAAGAGGTGCAGCATCTGTTAATATAGATATAGAACATGATGATTTTTGGGAATGGTTAGAGGTTAGAGAACCTAAAGGAGATGTAAATAGACAATGCTTAAACGTACACCAGTGTATTGTAGTTTCGGATGGTTTTATGCAGAGGATAGAGGCAGGAGATAAAGAAGCTAGAAAAAGATGGGCCGCTGTGATTAGAAAGAGAAGATCTACTGGAGAACCTTATATAATGTTTAAGGGTAATATTAATAGAATGAATCCAGATGCATATAAGCAAAATGGTTTAAAGGTTTATATGACTAACATCTGCTCTGAAATTACCCTGCACACTGATGAAAATCATTCATTTGTATGTTGTTTATCTTCTGTGAATCTTAAAAGATACGAAGAATGGAAAGATACTGATTTAATATATACTGCAACTTACTTTTTAGATGGAGTTCTTCAGGAGTTTATTCATAGAGCGAAATACATGAGAGGCTTTGAAAATGCAGTAAGATCTGCTGAAAAAGGTAGAGCACTAGGTTTAGGAGTTCTCGGATGGCATACTTATTTACAAGATAAGAACATTCCATTTGATTCATTAGGCGCACAATTCGAAACTAGAAAAATATTCTCTCAGATTAAAGTAGAAAGTGAAAGAGCAAGTAGAGATTTAGCAACAGAATTTGGAGAACCACTATGGTGTGTAGGAACTGGAATGAGAAATACACATTTAAGAGCAATAGCTCCTACCGTTTCTAATTCTAAATTAGCTGGAAATGTATCACCTGGCATCGAGCCATGGGCTGCAAACGTATTTACTGAACAAACTGCAAAAGGAACTTTTATCAGAAAGAATCCTGCACTAGAAGATATGTTAACTAAGATCAAGCAAAATAAGAAAACAGTATGGGACAAAATACTAGAAGACGGTGGTTCAGTTCAAGGTGTTGATGTATTAGAAGAATATTGGGTAAAGGAAGGAAGCAGTGATGCTCCGATTAAGCAAACCGCTTATGACAAATTAGCAGATCACGAAAAGGATCTTTATATTTCTGTTAAAGATGTATTTAGAACCTTTAAAGAAATTAATCAAATGGAATTAGTTAAACAAGCTGGTGTAAGACAACAATACATCGATCAGGCAGTTTCATTAAATTTAGCTTTTCCTACACAGGCTGAACCTAAATATATTAATCAAGTTCATTTAGAAGCTTATAAACAGGGGATAAAAACTCTTTATTATATGAGAACAGAATCTGTATTAAGAGGAGACATCGCACAGCGAGCAATGGAAGATTGTTTAGCATGCGATGGATAAGATTAGTTGTGGTTAAGTCCACTTCTTAGGACCGAGATAGTTCTCGGATCGAGGCCAGGAGTTCGCTACTTCCTGGCCTCACTTTTTTTACTGAAACTATTTGTGATTTTTGTGTAGAATAATAAACAAATAAAAATTATACATTCATGAAAATTTCAATCAGTAAGGTCGATTCAAACAACTTCATCGGCTTCGTTAATAGACTTAAAGTAATTGATTCTTTTGTCTATTTTAAATTAAAAGACGGTGTCGTACAGGCATCTGCTTATTTACCACAAAGAGATGCTGTTAAGCATCACAGAATGCCGATTTCTCAAGTTTTTCAAATCGAAGATGGTGAAATCTCTACAGACAAAGAATTAAAGATTGCATTCTTTGACGCTTCTAAAATAACAGATGCATTCAAACAATTTGACTATGATGCTATTTCAGCTGAAATCGAATTCGTTGAAAACGAAGAAGATTGTGTTGCAACTACATTCAAAATCTTTAATGATGAATTAGAAATTACACTTGCATGTTCAGAGCCATCTCTAGGTTATAAAGATCTAACTGATGCACAGATTCAAGGTATCTTTAACACCGAAGCTTCTACTTTTAAATTCGATTTAGATTACACTTCACTTGCAAAGGTAAGAAACCTATTCTCTTTAGATAAAGAAGAAACGTTCTCAATTAATGCAAACGGAAATGGTGTAAAGCTTTTAGGAAAAACCTACAACATGTTAGTAACACCAGATTATGACGGTGAATCAGGAACTAACGTTACATTATTCAAAAAATATCTTAACCTTTTAGATAAAGAAGATTACACTGCCCATGTATTAGATAATAGAGTAGTTCTTAGATCTAATGATTCAGAAACTTTGCTAACGATTGCAACTTGCCAAACAGCAGAGTAATTTATGGATATAAACACACTAATTAACAAGCCCGAAGACGACCTTACACGGGATGAAATGCAAACCTTGGCGGATCACTATCAAACAATGTCCGCCAAGTTTACTGCATACGAACAGGCCGTTAAAGTAACTCTTAACTCGATCTATGGTGCATTTGGTAATAAGTGGTTTCACTTTTTTAATATAGACATTGCAGAATCTATTACACTACAAGGACAGAATGCAATTCTATATTCTGAAAAGATTCTTAATAAATATTTTCAAGAGTTTTGGCCTAAAGATACTATAGTCCACGAGCACTTTAATATTTCTATTAAGAATAAATTAGTAAGACCTTCCGTGGTCTATATAGATACCGATTCATGTTACGTTCAGTTTGAAGAAATGTATGAATCTATTGAATGGTTAGGAGATAATAAGCTACCAATCGATAAGTTTATCATGGAATTATATACGTTTAGAATCAAAGACTATATTACAAAATGTATGGCAAAGTATGCTGAAGTTACGAATACAGACAACTTTTTATATTTCGATTTAGAAACAATTGCATATTCAGGAATATGGTTAGCTAAAAAGAAATATTTACAAGACATTGCATGGGAAGATAAGTTAGAAGTAGACGATAGATACCCTTCTCTTAAGAAGATTAAGACAATCGGCTTTGATACTATTCAATCTTCTACTCCTACACTAGCAAGAAAACATTTGACTGAAGCTCTTAAATTGATTTTATCTGAAAAGCCAACGGCAGAGATGTTAAGTAGATTAGTTTCTTTTCTGAAAACATCAAAGAAAGAATTTAAAATGTCTAATGTTGACGAAATAGCCTTTAATAAAAGAACTAACAATATTGAAAAATACATCGTAGACGATACAATAGAATTTCAGTATGGTTTAAAATGTCCTCCTAATGTCAAGGCAGCAGGATTCTATAATTTCTTAATGAATCAGAATCCAAAATATAAAAACAAATATAAGATGATTGGTAATGGCGAAAAGCTAAAACTATATCATTGTAAACATAACGTATGTGAAATGTATGCATATCAGCCCGGTGCTCATCCTTATGAAATTGCACCACCCGTGGATTACGAAACACAGTTTGAAAAATCTGTAATAGATCCTATCAATAGAGTACTGAATTCAGTAGGTCTTCAAAGGCTAAATAGAAACTTAATATATTCCACATCATTATTCTAAAAATAAACAAAATGGATTTTAAAAGTAAAATAGTAGAGTTGGTTGAACAAACACCTAATAATTATGAATTAGGAGACAAAGTAAGAAAAATGGTTTGGCCTTTAATTTTTAAAGAAAAAACAATTTCAAATGATCCTAAACAAATCAGTATCTTTGACGAAATAGAAGAAAGAAAAAACAATGCTTGATCCAAACACACTTACCGAAGAACAACAAGAATTTGTCGTAAAATACAAAATACTTTACAATAAATTGACTTCTCTTCAAGAAAAAATGGATTCTATAAAAGAAGAATCTAATGTTCTTATTAAAGAACTCGAAACATTAAGAAAAAAAGAAAAAAACATATTTAAAAATGGCAAAAAATAAAGATTTTACATTCGACGATTTAAATAGCGAATTAGCTAATATTAATCCACTAGGCTCCATTATGGAAAGTTCTAACTTTTCAGAGGTGACAGATTGGATTCACACTGGAAATTACCACTTAAACGCATGTGTATCAGGTTCATTATTTAAAGGATGGCCAAATAACAGATCATCATCTATTGCTGGTCCTTCAGGAACTGGTAAAACCTTTTTAATGCTAAACACAGTAAGAGAAGCTATCGATAAAGGTTATAGTGTAATTTACTATGACTCAGAAGCAGCGGTCGATAAAGAGCAAATGGAAAAGTTTGGAATTGATACTTCTAAGGTAAATTATCAACCAACTAACACGGTTCAAGATTTTAGAACTTCTGTAACTACTATTACTAAGAAAATGCAAGAAGCTAAAAGGGCAGGTGGAGAAGTTCCTAAGGTAATGATTATCTTAGATTCAGCTGGTAATTTAGCAACTGCGAAAGAAATAGCAGATGCGGCAAGTGGATCTGATAAATCGGATATGACCAGATCTAAAGTTTTAAAATCTATTTTTAGAATTATAATGACTCCATTAGCAGATCTTAAAATACCTTTCTTATTTACAAACCATACATATCAATCCCAATCATTTATTCCTATGCAAATCGCAGGAGGTGGAACAGGACCACAGTATGCAGCATCTATTGTATTGATGTTAAATAAGGCACAATTAAAAGACGGAGCAGAAAAGGTAGGTATCATAGTCACTGCTAAGCCAGATAAAAATAGATTTGCAAAGCCACATCCAATTAAGTTTCACTTAAACTTTACAGAAGGTATGAATCCTTACGTTGGATTAGAACAGTATGCTACATGGGATATTTGTGGAATTACTAGAGGAAATATTGTAAAAGGAGAAAAGATTCCAAAGGCAACAGCAAGAACATGGATATGTAAACACCTAGACCATACTGTTGCAAATAAAGATTTCTTTTCTGAAATGGTATTTACACAAACCGTCTTAGAACAAATAGAATCACACATTCAACCCTTGTTTAATTACAATACTGAAATTTCTCAAATTGATGTAGAAGAAATGCTAGAAGACAGTGAAGCATAATGAAGTTAAACATAAACAAAATAAACGAAGACAAGCTTCCGATTAAATATATCCTAGGAATACAGGAAGAATTAGAATCTTTTCCTGATGCATTCGACATTATGCATATATTTATAACTAGGGCAGTAAGACAGCCTGACAGACAAAAGGCTTCTTTCACTAAACATGCTCTTAATAAATATTTTGCAAAAGGAAAAGATGAAAATGTAGAATTAGGATTAAACGAAGCAATTGGCATGGGACTAATCGAACAGACCAATTCCAATGAAGGAAAGGAAGCATATAAAATATTAATTAATCCATTCTTATGATAAATCATACTTTTACTAAAACAAAAAGTGATTTAGTGGTAGAATAACTATAAAAAAATAAATATGAAGTTTGGACCCGATTTTGAAAAAATATTCTTTAAGCTATCTCTTCAAAAACCTAAATATCTAGGTAACATTAAAAGAGGATTTTATACCTCTGAAGATATTGACCTAATACACTTTCTTGCTACTAAGTTCTATGATAAGTTTCATGAAACTCCTTCTAACGAGCAAATGAAACTGCTTATTAAGAATGATAAGATTTCAGGAAAGGTTGAAGAGTCTATTATAGATATTGTATATAATGTAGACCTTGACCAATATGACGAAGAATGGTTAACTTCTACAGCCGAAGCATGGATTAAATGGCGTAACTTTGATAATACTCTTATAGATACTATCGAGTATATTAAAACAACTGAAGTAACACCTGATAATGCAGACTCGATCATCTCTAAGGTTAAAACTTTAATTAATGATAGAAACTCTATCGTATTTAACTCTGACCTAGGATTAGACTTCTTTAAACCGGAGGATCACTCTTTCGAAGATGCTGTTAAAGTATCTACAGGATATAACTTTTTAGATCGAGCCCTAAACGGTGGTTATGATAAAGATGGTTCTTTAGTTGTTTATGTAGGTGAACAGAATATCGGTAAATCAATTTACCTTGCTAACGATGCCGCTAATTTTGTAAAGATGGGAACAAACACTGCGGTAATCACTGCAGAAATGTCAGCTATTAAATTTATGAAAAGAATCGGTTCTAATTTACTAAGCATAAATATTTCAGACTACGAAGAAAAATCTAAAAATTCTGATTTGATCAAAAGAAAATTAGAAACAGTAGGAGACGGCTTTACTCCTCCTGGTCAATTATTTGTAAAACAATTTCCAACATCACAGGCGACTGTTCCAGATATTGAAGCATACTTAAAGCAAATTGAAGAAGAAAGAAAAATAAAACTAGGTGCAGTAGTTATTGACTATATTAATATTCTTTCTAATTTCAGAAATCCTAATTCTGAAAACACATATCTTAAGATCAAGCAGATTGCAGAAGATCTTAGGGCAATGGGTGTAAGAAACGGATGGTTAATTGTAACAGCAACACAGATTACAAGAAACGGTTATAATTCAAGTGATATCACAATGACAGATGTTGCAGAATCAGCAGGTCTATCACATACTGCAGATATTATGCTTGGTATTATACAAGATGATATGATGAGAGCTAGTTATGAATACTGGCTTAAAATATTGAAAATACGAGACGGTGAAGGTAGAGGATCAAAATGTAAACTAGGAATTAACTATAATTACATGAGACTTACAGAGACCGATGAAGTTACTAATTCTAACATACACAGCTTATAATTATGAGAACAAAAAGAGATAAAATATTTGACAACACCTTTGAAGACGGCGGAGACTTTGAACTGAATGGAACTATTTCATTTAACCTTAATCCACAATACACCGATAACAGGGACGAAGAAGATAAAATAGAAAGTGAACAAATCAGAAATAAGATTCATGAATTAATAGAGGCTTCAAGATTTAAGAAGTTTAATGAGGTAGATGAATTTCAGCAAATAACTAAACTAAGAAAATTAGACATAAATGAAGTGTATGGGTTTATGTATGACGAACTAAGCACAAAGTTTTCTATAATAGATTTATTTTCAGAACTATGCGATTACTTTAATATCAATCCAACTAAATTTTATTCTTCACTAAGTAACAAATATAAGGAAGCCCTTATTCAAGAACTTGACAAGAAAACAAACGTCTTAAAAAGAAAGAACATAAATAAACTTTTCTAAAAATGATAGAGCCAAAGGTATTAGAGAAACCAGTAAATAGAATCTGGATTCTCGGAGATATGCACCTTGGAGTTCGTTCTAATTCTCTGGAATGGTTACAGACACAGAAAGATTTTTACGAAAACCAATTTATTCCAACACTAAAAAGAGATGTCAAAGAAGGCGACATTTTAGTTCAGGTTGGAGATGCATTCGACAATAGACAAAGTATAAACTTAAGAGTTCTGCACTATGCCGTAGATCTTTTTGAAAGATTAGGTGAAATTTTACCAGTTCATGTTATATGCGGTAACCATGATATATGGGCTAAAAAATCCAATGATGTAAGTTCGATAGATTCTTTAAAGTGGATTCCTAACGTTGCAGTATATAAGGAACCTAGGGAATTTAAATGGGGAGGAAAGAAAGTTCTCTTAATGCCATGGAGAAGAGATTCCACACATGAAGCAGAAACACTTGCACAATTTCCAAATTCAGATATTGTATTTTGCCATTCTGAAGTTTCAGGAGTTTCTTTAAATTCTAAAGTTAAAAACCACCATGGAACAGATACTATTTCTTATAAAAACTATGATGCAGTTTATTCAGGACATATTCATTATAGACAAACTAAAGGAAAGTTAAGATTAGTAGGAACTCCTTACGAATTAACAAGATCTGATTCAGGTAACACCAAGGGCTTTGATATGGTTGATCTAGGAACCATGGAAGAAACCTTTTACGAAAATACTATATCACCTAAGTTCGTAAAGTTTTATCTTACAGGTCTTTATAATGTTTCTCTTGGTGAATTTAAAGATAAGATTAGAAATAATTATGTAGATTTGTATGTTCCTTCTAATATTGCAACAACAAGTGCGCTGTCAAGATTAATAAACAAAATACAAAAAATAGGTAGAAGAATAGAACCAAACATATATGAATTAGATTCTTTCTTAGATAAGGACTTATATGATATGGATGAAATAGAAGATCTCTATAAGAACTATAACATTCTACACCTATGTAATACGTTCGTTGATGGTCTTCCACATGATGACGAAACTAGAGAAAGAGTTAAGACTAGTTTAAAAAACTTGCATGATAAATGTGCATATAATTACGATAACGAAGCATGAAAATCAAATCAATAGAATTTAAAAACTTTGCATCATACGGAAATTCAATTCAAAGGATAGAATTCGAAGATGATAAAGCGGAGTTGCTATTAACTCTTGGTAAAAATGGTCATGGTAAAACTACCATCGCCAATGCAATAGTATATGCGTTATACGGTAAAGTTGAAGGTGTTAAGATGGCGGACCTTCCTAATAGAATTAATAAGGAATTATGGGTAAGAATAGAACTTCAATGTAAAGGAACTATAGTAGAAATCGAGAGAGGTTTGATGCCTAATAGATTTAAAGTTCTTTTAAATGGAATTGAATTTGATAAAGCAGGTAAGAAATCAGTTCAGGATTATTTAGAAGAAGAGATATTCGGAATCCCATATCATGTATTTAAAAACATTATAATTTTATCTGTAAATGATTTTAAGTCGTTCTTGACAATGACAAATCATGATAAAAGACAAATCATCGATAAGATGTTTGGATTCTCCATCCTTAATGATATGCAGAAGCAGATTAAAGATGAAAGAAGAGATCTTAAAATAGAATTAGATTCTTATGAAAAAGAATTAAGCCAGCTTAGTGAAAATATAGTTTCAGTTAATATGAAATTAAATCAATTACTAGCAGAAGCTGACACTAAAAACAAAGAAGAAATAGAATCTTTGAAAACTAGTCTTAAAAAATATGATTCTAATAGAATTAAATTAGAAGAAGCAAGCACTAAGGTGTCTGGTATGATATCTTCTAATTCTTCTGACTTACAGGAAAAACAATCTAAATATACTTCACTTAAATATGAGTTAGTAGAATTAAAGAAAAAGCTAGCGCTATATGAAACCGATAAATGTCCAACGTGTGAAGGTGAACTAACCTCTTCTTTTCACCAAGAAAGAAAAAAAGAAATAGAGTCTAAGGCAGAATCTCTTCCTTCTGATATCTTAAAGGCAGAAACAAGGGTGAATGATATTAAAACTAACATTTCAGATTTAAGAATTAAGGACAAGGCAATTAACGATAAAGTGTCTACTATTAATACTAACATTAGAAATTTAAAGAATGAATTAGTAAAGATAAAAGATTCTTTAAATTCTAATAATGATTTTTCACACTTAAAGCAAATCATTGAAGAATTCGAAATACAAGAATCATCAAAGTCAAATTTAAAGGATGAAACTTCTGGTAACTATAATTTCTTAGAAATAATAGAAGAGGTTCTAGGTGAAGATGGCGTTAAGAACCTTGCAATTCAAACTATTTTACCAGGTCTTAATGCTAATATTGCTGCAATGGGTCAGACAATGCACTTACCTTTCCATATAAGATTCGATGAAAAGTTTAATTGTCTTATTAATCATTTAGGAGAAGAGATCAATCCACTTACATTATCAACAGGTGAAAGAAAGAAGGCAGACTTTATTATAATTATTGCTATCATCAAAATACTTAAATTAAGATTTCCACAATTAAATCTTTTATTCTTAGATGAGCTATTATCTTCAGTGGATGCAGATGGAGTCCACAATATTCTTAAAATTCTATCACAAGTTATCAAAGATAGTAAGATTAATACTTTCGTAATTAATCACACGGTTCTTCCCCATGAATTATTTGATAAAAAGATACAAATATATAGAGAAAATGGATTCTCTAAACTCGAGATAGAGGTTATAGAATAAAGATATATAAATCAAATAAAAAGATTTCACTTAAACATGAATAATAAAATCTTAAAATACGATCAGTATTTAAATGAAGCTATGAAAACGGGTTCAATAGAACTTGTAAATCCTTCTCTAAATAAAGCAGCTACGATAATCGCAAGATTTGTAAATAAGAAAACAAAGAAGGACTTTAAAAAGTTTCCATTCGAAATGATAACTGATATGGGTTCTGGAGTAATGTTTTACTCAAGTAAAGGTACAGAGGCATTTATGGTAACTCCCGCTACTGCAAAAAACCCTGGTATTGTAGGTTCTATAATCTATTTCTCAGATGCAGCAGACGCTAAATCTGATTTTTCTATTTCATCTGAAACATTCCCAATCGTTAAATTAGTTGGAGAATTTGTTAGATTAATGGATAAAAAATACGTTGCATCTATACAGGAGTCAATGTTATTAGAAAGAAGAACTAAAAGAGCATTCTCTAAAGAAGAAATTAAAATGATCGAGGCTAAATTAGCAGCTGGAATGGCCGTTAATAAAATAGCAGACGAATTAGAAGTTCCTTATTCTTCAATCATGAATATTAAGAAAGGACAGCAGGTTGCAATAAAGCCTACTGCCGCCGAAACACAAAATGATATGACCCTTAATGATAAGGTTAAATATCTTGAAGAAACAATGGAAGATATTTATGAAATATCTAGAAGAGTGGCTGCAGGTGCATTTAACTCTTTATTTATTTCAGGTAGAGCAGGTACTGGTAAAACATATAATGTAGAAAGAGCAATGAAAGATGAAGGTCTTGTTGACGAAGAAGATTATGTTATGGTTTCAGGTGCAGCATCTGTTATTATGATGTATAAGAAATTCTATCAATATAGAAATAAGACATTAATCTTTGATGACTGTGATGCAGTATTTAGAGATGAAAATGGTAGAAACTTAATGAAAGCCGCCTTAGATACAAAGAAAATAAGAAAAATCTCTTATTTAAAAAAGACTAAAGCAGTATATGATCCTAAAGATGTGAGTCCTGAAGAAGCATTCACATTAGAAGAAAATGGAATTGTTCCTAACTCATTTGAATTTGCAGGAAGAGTAATTTTTATTTCGAATTTAGCAAAAGAAAAGGCAGATCCAGATGGAGCTATCAGGTCTAGATCTATTTTAGTAGATGTAAATCCTGATGATGCAACCTTAATGGAAAGAATGGAAAGGTTATTACCCCATTTAGAACCTACTGAGATGCCACTTAAAGAAAAGGAAGAAATCTACGAATTTATGAAAAACGCAAACGATATTTCTATGAGAACATTCGTTAAAGCAGCTGGTTTAAAAATGTCAGGTTTACCAAACTGGCAAAGAGCAGCGACAAGATACCTATAATAAATGGCTACATATAATCTTAAATACAATACGGACGATTCTATAATTAGACACGTAATCATAGGACTGATAGCAGACTTAAATAATAAAGTATGGTTTCAGAGACAGGTTAGTGCTAATGAAAGAAAAGATATAGATGTCCCTTTTTATTATTCTATAGCCGGAGATGATCAGTTTTTAAGAGACAATTTTTTATTCACAACTCCATCCGGAGAAGATTGTTATCCAGATCCCGGATTCGCAGATGGTAATTATGATGTAATTCCAAGAGGAGTTGCGAGCATAACATCTATTTCTATAGAATCTTCTAAGCTCGTAAATAAAAGAATAATGGGAAATTACTCGAGATTAGATGATGAAGGATCCTTACAGTCTTATTCTTCTGAATTTGAAATGATTCCTATTCTTTTAAATTTTGACATAGAAATATTAGTATCTTCTATGTTAGATTCGCTAAAGATAACAGAAATGATTATAAAAAGACTTTACAAGTCTAATTACTTTAATGTAGAAGTAGGACATCTTGACGAAGGAACATATAGACTACCCTCTTATTATTCTCTTCCAGACGATTACACCGTTGAAAACCCAATAGATTTTAGCTTTGATGACAAAGAAAAATATAAAATAACGTTTCCTATAGAAGTGAATTCATTTATACCTTCTTTCTCAAACACACCTGATGGAAATCCAGGAACAGGAGGTTCAGGTAACGGTAATTTTGATCCTAGTGGAAGTGCTAGTGGAAGTGCATATAGATATGGTTCAGGTGGATCTTCTGAATTTCACGCTGGAAATAGGATGTTTGAAATAAAACAAAAATCAATTACATCTAATAAAGGAGAGGCAAAGGATGAGCAATCACAGGCACAACCTGACAATCCTAACATAATTGATGAAAACGATACAGATATATAGTTAAACAATAAAATTAAACGAATAATAAAATGACAAACATGTTAGCACCTTTCGTAAAAATTGAAGAAAACGTTCAATTCTATTTAAATAATAGAGCTTACGAAATAAAAGAAAACAACATTGAAATTATCGAAAGACCAACTAATAAAGAATTTTTAAACGCAATTTCTGCTTTTGAAAACTTCGATATAGTAGGAAACGATATCAAATGGTATAACAAAGGTTCAAAATTTATTTACAACATTGAAGAAGGAAAGTTCTACAATGGAACATCTGAAATTACTGAATCATTCTCAACATACGTATTAGCCAGCGGACTAGTTAGATATGACAACAAAAATAAAGCTGAATTATTTGAAAGCCTTTCTACTATTGTAGAAAATTTCATGTATTTAGACTTCGCTACCACGTATAAGAAGGGAGGTGTCACTGTTGATTTATTTAAATTAGATGAAAATCTATTTATTTCAAGATTCAACAAAGACACCAAATTAAATAAATTCTTTTCAGCTACCGCTAACGAAGCAGTATCTTATATTAAAGCAGAAACTTCAGAAGACGCTTCAGCTGTAGTAATTGAAATGCTAGAAGGAGAAACTTTAGAACTTGCTAAGAAATCTGAAGAAATTTCAAAGTTTGAAGAAATGATTTCTTTCTTAAAAGATCAAAGAGGTTTATTAGCCGAAGCTGATAAATCAATTGAAGAAATTAAAGCTGCTGATGCTTTAATTAATTCAGAGATTAAAGTATGGGAAGATAAGATCGAAGCTTTAAACGCATAAGACGTATCATCGTAAAATAGAGAAGGGACCATTGGTCCCTTTTTTAGGTTAATAAACTTTTTAACATTTTTGAGTATAATCTCTATAAATAAACCAACAACATTGTGGCTAAAAGAAGAAAATCAAAAAACTATTTAAATAACAGAGACCTCTTTGATCAAATGGTCCTTTCAAAAGAACAGGATAAATTAACAAGAGATGCTGAAAAAATGCTAATTCTCTTGGCAGAAAAGGCGATCAATAGGATGAGGTATGTTAGTGAAGATGATAGGAACGATTGTCTACAATTCGCTATATTAGACCTTTTAAAATATTGGAGAAACTTCAATCCTAAATATCCAAATGCATTCGCTTATTTCACAGAGATAGCAAAGAGAGGATATGCCAAAGGATGGAATAAGATTCACCCTCAAAAATACAAAGGAACTCTATCTATAGACAAAGGATCAGGCAACTCTGAAAATCAAACAGGAATTTATAGCATCTAATGTCAATAAAGAATGTCAAACCAACTAAAAATTCAGGATTCAATCAAGGTTATTTTAAACCTAATAATCCTTCTAAATATGCAGGACCTACTCCTATCATATATAGAAGTTCCTGGGAACGTAAGTTTATGATGTGGTGTGACAAAAATGAAAAGGTAAGTATGTGGTCAAGTGAACCAGTTGAAATACCATATTGGTCTAGACAGGATTCTACCAAAAGAAAATATTATCCTGATTTTTATTTTAAGGCAATTCAGCCTGATAAAACCACTAAAGAATATCTAGTAGAAATCAAACCAAAGCAACAGATAGTAAAACCAGAGCCCCCTAAAGTAAATTCTAAGAAGGCTCTTAAATCATATAAATTTTTAGCAGAGCAGTATGTTAAAAATATGGATAAATATAATGCAGCTAAAGAATTTTGTTCCGATAGAAATTGGAACTTCATAGTTCTTACTGAAGAAACAATAATAAGTGGATTACACTAACACAAATAAATTAATAATATGATAACAGTATTTGACGATTTTATAAAAGATCAAGAATTATTAAATGCAATCGCAGAAGAAGGAGATTCATTCTATATTCCCACCGGAGATTATACATATTGGAAAGGATGGTGGAATAAACCAGCTTCTAATCTAAAGCAAAGATTAGCACAGTATATATGGGAAACTAATTTACCCCTAAAACTAGACATTAAGGCAGATGGCTTTGAATATTGGACAGGTTTACAAACAGCTCGAGAAGATGGAAGAAGAAACTATTTAGAATTACACTATGACGATGACGTACACCTTAGAGAAAAAACTGGAGAGAAAATGTTTCCAATTTTAGGATGCGTATACTACCCACCCGGCTTTACCTTTAAAGGAGGAGACCTTCTTATATATACTGACGGTGAAAAAGAATCTCCTGAAGTAATTAAAACTAGACCAAATAGATTGGTTATATTTAATCCAGGAGAAGTTGTTCATGGAGTAGACACTGTAACAGAAGGAACTAGAGGAGCTATAGCAATCAATATATGGGCGGAAGAGCCATGGTCAGTTGGTCAGGGTTTTATTAAGGTAGAATAAATTCAAAGACAATTGATGGGATATATTAAGGAAGAAATAAAAAAATTAACAAAGGGTAAAGGAAAGGCTAAAGCCTCGAAAGAGTCATTGTTATGGTTTCAGAAATGCCTTAGTGATAATAAACAAAAAAGCGTAGGATCGACTCGATCTAGATTTGTTCCAGGAAAAATGTATGTATTTGAATATACCCCTATAACAGAGGATATTAAATGGTATGATGATAATCCTGTTGTTCTAGCCTTAGATCCTTATGAAGGAGACGACATAGGAATTAATATAACAATGCTTCCTCCTAAATTTAGAGAAGAATTCTTAGACGAGATATATGGTAGATACGAATCATCTATAAAATCCGCTTCTAAAAAGGAAGACGCTAAAAAACAAAAAGGTTTACCCAGATTTTCATATAAAGGTGCAAAGCGATATCTTGAATCATTTGGATATGATTTTGCAATAAGAAGATATAAGCCTTCTAAAAAAACTAATCAAGCTGTAGTAGCTTATAAAGATTGGTGTAAGATGGCAATATGTGACTTCGATTCTCTTCAGGGAATTGATAAACAGCAGCTTATTAGATTATTTGAAGATCATCGTAGAAAAAAGAATATATAAAGAGAAGTATAATACAATTGTAATTTTAACACATGGCAGGATTTATAGAAAGAAACGGACCATTAAGTACTGGTAAAAGATCATTCACTTTAAGTGATACATTAAAAAGACTCTCGTCTTTCGGAATGTATTATGATGATTTAGTCTTAAGACAATCTCAGGCAATAGGTCCCGTAGAAGATGAATTTGGTTACGGCCAAATGAATCAAATGGGTCTAGACGACGATAATATGTATGGAGCATTTGCCGCATTATCGATGGCAGATACCAATATGAGAAAAAATATTCCTTTCTTTGACCAGGGTTATGAGGGTAAAAGAGACGAATTAAGAAGATTTTCCACACATGATGAAATAGAAGATATATTAGATATTCTATGTGACGAATCGATAGTATATGACAATAAGAACTTTATTGGAAATCCAGAACTTATAGGAATGGATGTTTCAGAAGAAGTTACAAAGTACTTAAATAAATCATACAGAGATTTATACCAATATTTTGGATTTAATCAAGATCAATCAGCATGGTACTTCTTTAGAAAATTCTTAATTGATGGATATCTTTCTTTTGAAATTATCTATAGTCCAGATCAAGATCAGATTATAGGATTTAAAGAAATAGATCCTATTACACTAATGCCAGGATATAATAAAGATGATGGTAAAAAAGTGTGGATTCAATTTAAGGACGATCCTGTTAAGGAGAGAGTCCTGTATGATTCACAGATTATCTATCTTTCTTATTCTTCAATAACCACTGCCTCGAGAGTAAGTTACTTAGAAAGACTTATAAGATCATTTAACCTGATGAGAATAATGGAACATACTAGAGTTATCTGGGCGGTTACAAACTCATCATATAGAATGAAGTTTATTATTCCAGTTGGTGGTAAATCTAAAACAAGGGCTAAACAATCTCTTGCTCAATTAATGGGTAACTATAAAGAAGTTGTAGATTTTGATTGGGATTCAGCTACATTAGCAACTAATGGAAAACCAATGCTCCAATTTAACAAAGAATATTGGTTACCATCTAAAGAAGGAGAATCTCCAGAGATTGAAACTTTAGGAGGAGACGGTCCGGAATTATCAGATACAGAAGCACTTAAATATTTTAATGATAAATTAAAAATGGTTTCTAAAATACCATTCAATAGATTCATGTACGAAGACGGTGGAGGTGACTTTAACCTTGCAGCTGATGGTATGATTAGAGATGAAATTAAGTTTTCTAAATTTATCAAAAGATTACGTTCTTCTTTCCAAGAAATTTTAGTAAAACCCCTATGGTTACAAATGTGTCTTAAATTTCCTGAATTTAAAGATGATGCAGGTTTTAGAACTCAAATAGCTATTCAATTTAATGAAGAGAATATGTTTGCTGAATTAAAACAAATGGAAATCATGGAGAAACGATTAGACTTTATATCTACAATGCAAGATTCTCTAATGAAAACAGATCCAGTTACTATGGAAGAAATGCCTTACTTTGATATGGAATTCTTAGTAGACAGATATTTAAAATTATCCCCTGACGATAAAGCTGCAAACGAAGCTTATAAACAAAGACAAGCTTCTGAAGAAGCAGAAGAACCTGAGGTGGACCCTATGGACATGGGATTCTAGAAAAAAGAATATATAATTAGCAATGAAACACTTAAAAACATTTAAAAACTACTCTAATTTAACAGAAGATGCACTAGAAGTCGGAGACGATTCAGATGTAATAGTAGATGATATTCTTTTAGATTCAGGTGAAAAGATTAAATCTGCTGAAATTATAGGAGTAATAAATACAAGTAAAACAGAGAAAGAATTCAAAGAATATTTTTATAAAGAATACGGTAATAACGCATTTACCGAAGAAGATATGCAAACTCTAGTCACTTATTATTTAGAAGTTGAAACAGAAGTAAAGGCTAAGGAAACTGAGGAGGAAGAAGCTGCTAAGAAGGAAGAAGGTGGCGAAGAAGGTGCTGGAGGCTTAGAAGATGAGCTAGGAGATTTAGAAATATAGAAAAAATGAAAAATCATTATTCTTCAAAAGATATATAAACAACAAACATAGTATTAAAATATATGAATACAAAAAACAATCTATTAATCCTAGAAAGATCTTCTAGTGAATTAGAATTCAAACAAGATGGTGATGGGGCTTATGTCCTTGAAGGTATATTTGGAGAAATTGACAAAAAGAATAGAAATAATAGAATCTATACTGAGTCAGAATATGTTCCACAAATTGAAGCTCTTCAATCTAAAATAGGTTCTTCTAAACTTTTAGGAGAATTAGATCACCCACAAACATTTGATGTATCTTTAAAAAACGTATCTCACGTTATTGAAGAATTATCCTATGATAGCGAAACAAAACAAGTAAAAGGTAAAATCAGATTACTTGATACTGAAGCTGGTCGTCAGGCTAAAGCTTTGGTTGATGCTGGTGTTCCTTTACAAATTTCATCTAGAGCAGCTGGTACAGTTGAATCTAACGGGACTGTTAAAATTAAGCAATTATTCACTTATGATTTAGTTGCAGATCCTGGCTTTGAAAATGCTGAATTAAAAAGAGTTAACGAATCTTTCGGATTTGATAACGATTCTAGCATTCAAATTTATGAAATTGGAAATACAAAAGAACTTTTAACAACCGAAAATAAAACTGAAAACAAAATGGCTGAATCAAAATTCGTAAGTACTGATGATTTTAATAAATATTCACAGTATTTATCAAGCGAAATAAAAACTATTAAAGAGGGAATGGAATCTTTAAATAGTGATGAATCTGTAAAGTCTGAAGTTGAAAGCGTTAAAGAATATTCAAACTATCTTGCTGAGAAATTAGAAAAGACTATCGAGTATTCTGCATACCTTGCTGAAAACTTAGATAATACAATAACTACAAATAACGAAATATCTGAGAAATTAGATAATAGCGTTGCATATACTGAGCATGTTGCTGAAGGTGTTGAATCAATTAAAGACTATACTAATTATTTAGCAGAATCTTATAATGAAGGTGCAACTACTCATGAAGGCTTATTAAAGTATATTGAATACTTAAAAGAAAATTTAGAAAAAGTTACTGAATACGCAGAATACGTTGCAGAAACAGTTAATTCTAACTTATTACTAGAAGATGAAGCTGGTAAAGAAGTTGAAGAAATTGAAGCAGAAGACGATTCTACGGATGTTACTGAACCTACAGTTGATGCTGAAGATAATGAATTAGATCATGGTGCAGAAGTTGAAGACAAATCTGACGAGTTAGAAGACGAATTAGAAGACACAGTTGACGATGCAGGTGACGAAGAAATTTCTGAAGAAGAAGACGTTGAAGCAGTTGAAGAAACTGAAGAAGAAGACGTTGAAGAAGGAAATGCATTTGGTGCTGCAAGAGCAAAGGCAATCGCAGACGGAGAAAAAGAATTTACAGTAGACGGAGAAACTTATAAAGTTGAAGACGTTGATGCTGAAGATAAAGAAAATGCAGAAGAATTCGTAGAAGAAACTGAAGCAGTAGAAGAAACTGAAGAAGAAACTGAAGCAGTAGAAGAAACTGAAGAAGAAGAAACTGAAGCAATAGAAGAAACTGAAACAGTAGATGCATTAGATGCTTACAAATCTGAAATTAGTTCTAAATTATCTGCTTTAATCGAAAAAGCAACTGTTAAAGAAAATACTAACCCTCATTTCTTTAGATTTATTTCTGAAGCTAAGAAAGCAGAATACAACGAATTAAATACTGAAGATCAATCTAAAGTATTAAAATCAATCGAAGGAAAAGGATTCTTAACTGAAGGACAAATTCTTACATTATGGAACTCTTCATTATTAAATAGCGTTAAAACTAACGAACCTAATGTTATTGAAATGATGCCAGAAGAATATAAAGAAACATGGTCTAAATTATCAGATAACAAGAAAACAGCTCTTTTAGCTCAATCTAAATACCATAAACTAGAAACTGCTTACCAAGTAAGAAACTTCTGGCAAACTAGAGATCTTAGAGATGTTGCTGTAGTTATGGAAAAAGTAGAGACAGTAAATGAAGCTGCTCCTGTTATTGAAGATAAGAAACCTTTATACGATTTAACTGATGTTAAGAAGTCTATTAACAAGAGATTTAACAAGTAGTATCTTAATATTTTAGGAAAAACGTAAAAAACGTAAATATAATAACAATATATAGTATATCGATAATCAGATAAGAAGAAAAAATCTGACAAACATCGAGAAGATCGTTCAATCGATCAAATTTAAACAACCATTAAAAAAAAACAAATAATAAAATGGCAAATTTAATTAACTCTGCAGAAGTTAGAGAAACTTGGGCTCCGATCATCGAATCAGCTACAGGTATCAACGAAGCAGAAAAACTAGCGT